AAATAACTGGTAAAGGTGATCGAACTTGAACCGAGTGTTAAACGTTACCCATATTTCAGAGCCTTCTTCACGAATTGTAGGGAGTAGTTTACTCCAAGCTAACTCGCTTACAGGTTCTGCTTCGTCAATCCAGCACAGCATAATACGCGCTTTTGACTTAATACTTTCAAGGTTATGTCTTAGTCCGCTAAAGCTATAATCAACACGCCCTGGCATCTTAGGGTTAGTTCTTATAAACTTCTCGCCTACCTCATAACATTGTGACAACCATTGATTGCCTAATATAGCTGCTTTTACCTCGGCAAAACTACTATCATTCAAACTGTTTAACTGCTCACGAGCGCAAAGTATTTGTCCACTTTCACCATTACTTGCAAGCATTGCGCCTCTTACAGCCGTCATCATGGCAAAGCTACGTGTCTTAGCACTACCTCTGCCGCCATATGCGCCTCTAAAATCAGCTTTACCTTCAAACACAGGTATAAGCTTAGGCGGTAATTCTATGTTAATCGCTGTCACTTTTTGGTGCTGTCAATTCTATTTTATTTATTATTTTAAATGGCTCACCGCTATCATCATTAGCTACTTGCATTGGCAATACCTTGCCTAGCAACGTCATAAATGCAGCAGGATTTTCTTCTGCGCGTTCACGTAAATACTTAACAAGACCATCTTTACCGCCACCTGTTTTGATCGCAGCTTGCAATATTGCATCTTTTAACAATGCAGTTTGCTTATTGGGTGTACCCTTTTGTCGACCACCTGTTTTTTTATGTCCCGGCTTAAAACCCATTGCGTTGCCTTAACTCTGCATCAGATATTGAACCCATACCTCTTATTTGATTGTTTAATGTTTGTTGTTGCATCATGCGATTATAATTATTAAATGGATTTTGCATTTGTGGATTAAATCTATTAGCGCCACCGATGTTACCCATAAATTGCGGTCTGTTAAATTGTGGTCTTTGTGGTACAATGTCATTTGTCATTGCGCGTGGTGGCATAGCCTCTCTTGTTGGTTGGTAATTGCTAGGCATTGCTTCTCTTTGCATATCCATATTTTGCCGCATATTACCTATATCTGGTGTTGATTTTATGTATCCTTGCTCTGGCTGCATAGGTTGTGGTATCTGTGGCATTTGTGCAACACTTGGCGCTGTTTTAATATATTCTGGCACAGAATTTTGCATCATAGGTTGTTTTGGTGTAGGTTGCATAGGGCGTTGTTGTATAGGTTGTTGTTGGCTTATCATACCGCCATTACCACCAGGTCGCCTTACAGCACGCTGCAAAGGTGCAAATCCCATGTTATTTTGCCTACCACCATTGGTTAGGTTGCCATTGGGTCTATTAAATCTATCTAAGCCAGGTCTACCAAACATAATATACTAATACCCAGGTATCTTATAACCGCTTGATTTACGCTTACCAGAACGCTTTCTGCACTTACCCATCTTCTGACAGGTCTTAGGACTGGTACATGATTTACAAGGTTTCATAAAAAATTTTTCCAAAAAAAAATGACGCAATTCCCCCATAAGCCTTAACAAAAGGCGAGGTGCGAGGCTTCAATATTGTTTGAACGCGCGGCATCATCTGTTGTATAATTACCACAAGGCAAAAAAAATTCAAGAAAAAAAATGGGGATATAAAAATAGGTGGTGATGTATATATAAAGTTAAAGATATAAATATATGTGAGATGGTTGGGTGGGGTGCCGGGAACAAAAGGTGAACATCCTGCTTTGTCTGAGTTGTTGCGCGTTTGTAACAGACAAATGATTTATAAATATATATAAGGGGGGGGTATAAATTAACTTGATATTAACTTATAATCTGTTACTTTAATTCCATCACAAACAAAAGGATTAAGATCATGACTAACATTGTACAATACTTTAAACGCAATTCAATCATTGCGACTAACTCGACCAATACTAAGGTTTTAAAATCTAATAAACACAATAAAGATTTTAGACTTGCCAGCCTTAGCATGAAACCAAACTTAACCATTTGCCCCGCATCAAAAGCGGCTGGATGTTTAAAGCTTTGCTTAGTTAATAGCGGCCGCGGGGCTATGTCATCAGTTGATAAAGCGCGGTCATTAAGATCTGATTACTATATGAATCATAAAGATTTATTTATTGCTCAAGTTCATAAAGAATTAAACAACTATGAAAAGACTTGTAAAAAACAAGGCGTAATCCCTACAGTAAGACTAAATACTATATCCGACATAGCCTATGAATTAACTGACATAATTGTTAAACATCCTAATATATTATTTATTGACTATACAAAGCGCGCAAGGCGTTTAAAGGATGTTAACAAGTTGCATAACTATAAAGTTATTTTTTCTTACAGCGGGAAAGCAACATATCAAAAGCAAGTTAAAATTGCCTTACAGTATGATAATCCCATTGCCGTAGTATTTGAGAAATACCTACCTAAAACGTTTATGGGTCGTGAAGTTATTGACGGGGATATATCCGACATTGACAATGCATTGTATTCTAATAATAAAATTGTCGGACTAAAGCTTAAAAAATCAAAAGGATATCAAGAGTTTTTAGAAAGCGGTTTTGTTGTATTGCAAGACACTGAAAGAAAGGCGGCATAAAATGTTTGAATATCTCCAATCTAAATCTTTTCTTATCGATATGCTCAATTTTCTATTAATATCAATTACAACTTTTCTACTAACTTGTTTCTTTATCGTATTAGCTTAAATATATAATAAAATTAATTATCTTATGGCCTCGCTTTAAAGCGGGGTTTTTTTGTGCAAGATCGGCTGCTTTCCCATGTTCATGTTTTGTTCCATAAATATCAATATAAAAAGTCTCGTAGGATGGCCACAGAGAGCGTTTTGCATATACCTTGGTATGATTGGTCATTAAAAAATACCTGCTCCGGGGCGGCTGTTATAGAGGTTTACAGAGGATTTTTGATTTCTTCAGCCCTAATATCCACTATTTACCACTCTAAAATAGAATAGAACCACAGTTTTATTGGGTTTGTTAATCAATTAAGATCTATTAAACATCATTAAAAGCCCCTTATCTATTCTAAGTCTTATTTTCTGTATACTATTTAAACATAAAAAAAGGCCACCGAAGCGACCTAATTAATATTATTGTTTTAATTGTTTTTAAGTGACCCTATGATACTCACATTTGAATCCTTGCGATTTAATGTCTTTAATATGTTTCAGCATCTCTTGATAGCATTCGCCAGTTTCAACTGAATATAATTCTACATCTAAATTTTTGTTAGTTGCCTTGTTAATTGTTATTAATACAAACATTTTTTTTAATCCTTTTTAGTTGTTTTTATCTTTTAAATAAACGCAAATCAATTTCAACTGTAACATCATCCTTTGAATTATCATCTTCTAAATTATCAGCTAAAAGATAAGCTTCTCTTTTATTTAAACAAAAACCTACTTGTTCTTCATTAACCCATACACCGAAATTTTTTAAATCATTATCCATTTTTTTTAATCCTTTATGTGGCATAATTGCCTATTATTAATATAGCAGAATAGCCATTATTAACAAGATATTTATTTTCTTTTAGCCGTTTTTCTGGCGGATTTAAAAGCTTTAGCAGTTGGCGCACCTTTGCTACCAACCTTTCTCATTTGCTCATTAGACCCCTTTGCAATACGTTTTCGCTTTGCATGAATATTAGCATATAGCCCTTTTTTATTTGGCATTTTAAGATCTCCCTTTATATTCTTTTAATAGTGTTAAAAGTTGTTCTTCATTGAATTCTAAATCGTGCGTTTTATCCCACTTCGCAATATAATCATCTAACCAATCAATATGGCTGTTTAAAACACTTATTAATTCAAGTGCATCTATATATGGTAAATTGTGCTTTTTAGTATATTCTTTTAATTCGTTTATTAATAGGTTTTCCATTTTTTAATCCTTTTTAAATGGGTTGTAAGTTTCGTCAAAATCATATTCACTGAAACAAATTTTATTGTAATTATTACTAGTTAAAAAAGAATTTATTACTGAAGATTTCTTTTTTAATTTGTCAGATTGTGTTGTGGGTATGTAACAAAAATTATCTTTAATATAATAATCATAACCTATCAAATTAAATTCTGTTCTGTCGAAATATACAATAGTATCTTTATCAAAAGTTTTTATATCATAGTTCATTTTTCTAATCCTTTTTTAATGATAACTTATTATAGCAAACTGCCAACATAATACAAGCATAAAACTCAATAAAACTGCACATTTTGCAATAAAATTTTCACTTGGAATACATTATATATGGAATTAAATTCACGTTACTATTGCATTAATATTATTATTATGTATATTAAAAACACATTTTAAAGAAAGGATTATAAAATGTTAAATAATACAGAAATAAAAACAACATTAAACACTGCAATAAATGAGATGGAAAGAGCATTTAATGTTTATAGGTGTGGGCTTTATCATAGTAAGACATATCAACTATTTGCTGTTGATGGACATTTATCAGCGTCTGGGATGTCAAATCAATCAACTGTATTGACAATTAAGCGTGAGCAAATGCCCAACGTAGTAACTTATATTGAAACACAAAGAATTTGGCATGAAACGCTGACAATGCTTAGTATTGGTATGTCGAAAGTACACAAAAAACACGCTGAAACATTTGAAATACTATACCAACTTTGGCGCAAATCTAATGCGTTAATGGCTGATATATTTGACAACAAATATTGCTATCGTTCCACATGGGCTTTGCTAAGCAAATAAAAAGGATTATAAAATGAATAATATATTTAACAAAGAAATATGCGTAGATTGTGACAACAATTGCTCTCCCGGGACAGGCAGGTATGTCAATCGTTATCCATTTTATGGTGATGATGTTGAAGGGTGGAGATGTGGAATCTGCGCGGAAGAAATTGAAACAGAATTTAATGAAAATAAAGGATAATAAAATGACTGAAGAAGAAAAAAAAGAAAAAAA